TTAGACTTTCACGCGCATCAAATCACTGAAGCGCGTGGTATAGGCGGGTGAGAGCATCTGACGTTTCATCTCCCAACTCTTTTGAATACCTTGCCCCGCAAACCAGACTCGTCCTTTTCCACTGTGGTTGATACCATCGAGAACAGCCATGAGCTGCTCACTGTTTGTACGTGGCTTGTACTCATCGAATAGGCCCAGTTGTGCCACCCCTTGGCTATAAAAGTCACCCAGCATCACTCCACATTTTTGAAACCGGTGGCCATCTTGCCAGATTGCATCCAGGCACTGCGTGGCAGCGGCTACTATATCGCGACTGTCTTGAGTAGGTATCTGCAGTTTTGTACCTGCAGTTTTGCCGTAATACAGTTCATTCATAGCGAACGGGCTGGTTTTGACGAATGCTGAAATATGGCGACAGTATTGGTGCTCACCGCGAAGCTTCTCTGCTGCCCGCACTGCATGGCTGCAGATAGCTTCACGCATCAGGTCATATTCGCTAACGCGGTCACCAAATGAACGAGAGCAGACGATCTGCTGTTTGGTTGGCGCAAATTCTTCGAGTTCTAAACATGGCTCCCCACGTAATTCCCTCACGGTTCGCTCTAATACAATATTAAAGTGTTTTCGTATCAGCGGCGTCGGAGTGTCTGCCAACTGCAACGCAGTTTTAATGCCCATATCATTAAGTTTTTTGGAAATGCGCCTGCCAACTCCCCACACATCCCCAACTTCCACCAATGCCATCAGCTTACGCTGCCTGGCAAGTAGAGACAGATCAACCACACCGCCGGTCTTTGTCCATTTCTTTGCAGCATGGTTAGCTAGTTTGGCTAGGGTCTTAGTCGGTGCAATTCCAACACCTACGGTCAAACCAGTCCACCGAAGAACCTTGGCCCTCACCTCGCGTCCAAACTCTTCCAGATTCTGGCAATTACTAACCCCTTGCAGGTTCATAAATGCCTCATCAATTGAGTAAACCTCCACGGCTGGCGACATTTCTTCCAACACCGTCATCACCCTCGAACTCATGTCTGCATACAGCGCGTAATTGCTGCTAAAGGTCACTATCTTGTGACGTTCAAAGAGATCACGCATCTTAAAGAACGGGTCCCCCATCTTAATTCCTAGTTTCTTCGCTTCTGTACTGCGAGCAATTACGCAACCGTCATTGTTGCTAAGAACAACCACTGGCCGCCCTTTCAAATCAGGACGAAACACAGTCTCGCAGCTGGCATAGAAGCTGTTCACATCGGCAAGGGCAAACATTACTGGAATCCATTAATACTGAAAGTGACGACTCCAAACACTTCAAGTTCATCGCCACCGTCATGAAGAACGATCGGCGGGAAATCTGGATTCATTGGCACAAGCTGAACAACTGGATGAGTGCAGAGACGCTTCACGGTGTACTCACCAGCCAATGATGCAATGATGATGTCTCCATGCTTAGCCTGCAGGCTTCGGTCAACAACAAGTAAAGACCCTTCGTAGATTCCAGCATCGACCATCGACATGCCTGTCGCCATCACGAAGTATGTAGCTGCGGGATGATTTACACAAAGCTCATTTAAATCAATACCTTTCTCAATGTAGTCCTGTGCTGGTGAGGGGAAACCTGCCTGCACTTTGTCTTGGAAGAAAGGTATCAGAAGCTTCAATGGGTCTGGTATTGGGTAAAAGATGTTCATATAACAACCTCACAAAACACTGTTTATACATACAGTATAATCACGTGATCTTGTGATTGTGAAGGGTAGACTGCGGGTAAATTCTTAGAGGGCTGATCTGCAAAGCAATAAAAAGCGCCGGTGCCGTTGAGGCATCGAAAGAAGAATTCCAGAAAAGGCTTGATGATCATTACCCGGGCGCGACGTTCGCAGTTCGGCGTGTTCATAGCGATGGGCTTTCTGTGATGGGAGGTACGGCGCGGGATAAAGAAGTGATCGACGTGATGTTGCAGAATACGTGGGAAAGCGCGGAGGACTGGTATCAGCCTAGCTCATGAAATCTGAGGCCAATATTGACACCATAAAAAACCAAAATTATATTTTCTCCGTCATGACAGCAACCGGCCAGAGGCCTCGTGGTTGAATGCGCTGGCGGGTTTGCAACTTTCCTGCCTTAATGGAAGTATCCTTCGGTATCCTCACTGCAAAGATTCCGTTATATTATCGTTAAAATTCACTTTATTTACATTTACAGCAATGGATCTGCGATGCGCTATGCGCTGTTCGCCATACTCTTAGTTCTGCTCATACTGATTTTTTTAATGGCTGGTAGTGACGAGATACATCACGCCTTGAAAATGCATGCACATTGGGTCTTGGGGCACTGTGATCGCTAACCTATGACCTGAGTTACGGCTTGGAAAAACCATGGATAGGTGACTGATGGAGGCCAAATGTCTGTTTACGCAATAATTGGCTTGATTCTAATGATTTGGGCATTACCTACACTCGTTTTTGATATCTACAGAAAAGACCGAGCTCAGATAATCCGTGCCAGTAAAGTTACATGCATAGCAGTTCTCATCGTAGCTATTGGATATGTTGGGCGCTGACTGAAAGCCTGAGATATTTGATTTTACTGCTGTAGATAATGGTGTTGTAAACATTAAGGACTTTCAAACTACCGGGGTGGTAGCTTTCGCAAAAGGATGCCCTTTCTCAATCTTACCTACCGGTAGCGTTAGAGTGATGAACAGAAGAGTAAAAGTTAACGCCCCATACAAAAAGCCCTGCCTTGCCGCCATAGACGTTATGGTCTCAAAACTTTAATCGCTACCCGGCCACAGAGCCGGGTTTTTTATGCCTGAAATCTGGCAAAATCACCGCCCTTCACTATTCTCATACCAGCTGACACAAGATCAGCAAGCCAGCCAAGGCTATTTATGCCTATCTTCTGATAACCCACCTTATACGTGGGTTCTTTTTTGCACATTGATTGCATTTTCTTCGCCCTGGACTAAAATTGAAAATGGATGGAGTGACTACCTACCAGTACTAAGTAATGTTGATAACCTTGATATTTGCCCGCCGTTAACGCGGGCTTTTTTTTAACTACAAGAAGAAATACTTAAGCCAAATTTCGATTTTGAGCTATTGTTAAAATGTAGTTGTTCTCCTGAACCAAGCTAAATTTTTTGTGATGATTCACTGGCCCTCCTCCCGAGGGCTTTTTTTATGATTTACCTATCAGCAGGTCAATAGCTTTCCAAAATCTATCCTTGTGGTGCAGATGAACCACCTTTTGGTGCTTTTTCTCCAACTGAGTAATGATTGTTTCGACACTTACTATCTTGCCTTCTTCAAGGACGGTAATCACTGCCTCACCAATTTCCTGCCGTATTTGTGAATATTCTTCATCTGTAAGCATAAGCACCTCGAAATAGTTTTCGTGAGCCTAGCATAGGATGACTTGAAATAGGGCAAATTGGTGTGACTGTTCGGCATAGAGAAAAAGTTATGAGGTGGGTTCATTTGACATAGCGGCCAGATTTTCGGGGCCGATGTAAGCTTCCAACGCGGATACCTTTTCTGAAAGCTCTTTTATCGCTTGTACGGCTAACGCTACCACACCGGAATACTCAACAGAGTATGAGCGCAGTGAATCATCCCGTTCCCTGATTAATGTTCTTACTTTTTCGGTCTTCTTCTCGCCCGTTTCTTGATCTGTTTCTTCAACATCTACTTCACCATATTCGTTATTATCATCAAAGACGGAACTGACTGACTCAGGCAGCACCTCCATCAGTTGCTGAGCAATGATCCCCGCAGAAGGCATACCGCTCTCTTTCCATAAGAACGTTACACCCTCAATTTTTTTGATCTTAGAAAGAGCATTTTCAATCGGCTCAATTTGCTTCTTCTTAGTCGCATCAGAGGTCTGAGTTAAAGAGGTGCATGTAATATTGGCCGGTACCGTGAAATTACCATTTTGACGCATTGAAAAATAATATAGCGGTTGGTTTGTGGCAACGGATGTCTGGAAGACTATGTCCCCGTAGTTTTCAGTAAACATCTGCGCCATAATTTTATCTTGGCTTCCAGGGTGTCTAAATGACATGCTGCTAAATCCACTGCTGCCTGTAACCATAATAAATGTGCCTGTCACTGAAATATTGCCATTGATTGTCCCCCCGGCAGCAGGATACGCACCTAAGTTATTAAGAGCCTGAAGGTACGTTTTGGCACCTGTCCCACCCTGTTCAATCGACAATGCTGTAGTGAGCCCCGCCATAGAAGTGATATCGCTATTTGCGCCTTTTGCAGCCTTACCGTTTACAGTCGTCGCATCCGCCTTACCAGCCAATGAAGTACTGAGGCTCGACCATGATGGGCCGTTGTAAGTAGAACCGTCAGGCAGGGTAACCGTGATTGTGCCGGTACCACTAAACACCTGCTGCCAGTTAGCTTTGTCAAGATTCAACCCGCGGATAGCTTTTGCAACATCAGCGGCGACCTGAGAAGTAATGCCAACCAGTGTCGCATTCGGTACCGCAGTCCATGCGTTACCCGTTGCGGTCGGTCCACCATAAGCAGTGACCAGAGTTAATGCAGTAGCTGAGGTTATTGCTTTGACACCCAGCGTGTACGTCACGCCGCCGACAATAACGACCACGAAATCACCCGCTTTTAAATCGGTAGTGAAGGCGGTACCGGTACCGGTCACGTTTGCTGAATTATTGGTTAATGCGATTGTGCCTGCTGACATGCTTTTCTCCGGGCATAAAAAAACCCGCCGAAGCGGGTTGAGTGAAATAGTGGGGTTATTTATCGCACGTTGTGCTGATGAAGTTCGTCTTGCCTACCCAACGCCAGCCGAAGGGATCTCCTGCTTTATATTGGGTTTGGCTGCCGACCTTTCGTACACCATAAATCTGCACATTGGTTTCCTGCCCTGCGACCAGCGCAACGCCATCACAAATGGGCTCCTGCTTTTCAAGCATTCCTGCACAACCGGAAACCATCAAAGCAATGGCAAGAACCATTAAAATATTCTTCATGTTTATGTCCCTATCAACGTAGATAAAAAGACATTAACAATGAATATTGAGCGGGGATAATTGGTTATATAGATCAAAATATTGATATTGATCGTTTAAAACGATCGTTCTCGTTATTTATTGATTAATAACGTGAAACATCAATCGCGAATATCTGATCGCGCGAGTTTGAATAGCCGACATTGTGTAGCTCTTCACCTGGCGCATCGCGTTGACCGGCCCTGATGCGAGTAGAAGAACCGTCGTAGTATGCTGAAGTATCAATGGGAGAAGACCACGGGCGTGGCTGGGTGGTGCCCATAACGCCCACCACAACACCCACCACTCTGGGCAACACTGCCCATTTTCCACCGACTGTTTTATCAACCAAATAACCGATGTCGGTTGTGGATCCTATCGTCCCGTACCCAACCGGTGGATTCATCACCTTAGTTTCATTAGTCAAAATGCACTGCCCCGCAGCATTCCAGATGGCAACTCCCCATTTAGGCAGCGGTTGCGGTATGACGTATCCAAAAATGTAAATGGTGACAGTTCCCGGACTGCCGCCCGTCCCCGCCACCTTATAATTTAGGGTATAAGTGAAATCGACCTTTCTAATATAGAACAGCACATTACCCACTGTTGCATGACAGCCGATTATGAAAGGTGACGAAGAATTTACCGGAAGGGTGTATGAACCGGCTGCAGAAGGGTTCAAAACTATTTTCTGTACAAGAGACATTGGCGTCGTATCAGGTGTCACCCACGGATTACCATACTGATCTGAAATTAACGCTCCCCAATTTGCCATTATGCTTTTACCAAATAAATGATTAACCAACATTCATCAGCGGTATATGTCCCGGCTGAGTAGTCGCCATTCGCATCACTGATCGATATCGTTCCGCCTGACCCCGTAATTTTCCGGCGTGACCCGGAATAAGCATCCCCTGTTATTGGGGACTGGATTGCTTCAACACGAAACCCTGAGGGGACGGTATAGGAGTACGTGCCGGAAACCTGCCCGGCACTTAAATACACGGTTGCCACAACCAACACCGGCACGATACCGGTGTTATTAGGGTTGCCGCTTGCATCCCACGTTTGGATCCCCCAGTTAGCCATTACCAGACCCCCGTGATTAGACCGACTTGCACGCGAAGCAATCCGTTATCATCCCTGGTGCTGATCGTGGTATTCGTCTGTTTCATTGCACCAGCCCCGCCAGCATTCCCAAGGTTGATAAACGTACCGGATTTACTTAATTGCCAGCCCTGCGTTGAACCGTCAAAGTTATTCGACTGTATGAAGTTACCGATCTTCGCATTGGTAATCGTCCCGTCCTGGATAAAGGCATCGCTGATAAACACCTGCCCGTTAATCACGGCGAAGGGTGAATACTGCGTATCCCCAGAACCTGACATCAGCACAAACTGATTCGCATTAAAGCCAACACGCGTCACCACCGGCTGACCAGCCTGCGCCAGCACGGCAATCGACATACCGGCGTTGTACATGACGCCACCGATCCGCACGCCTGTTTTCAGGGTGTAAATAGCTGAAGCACCACTGGCATCAACAACGGCCGTTAGTTTGTCCTCGAGTGCCGCTGTTACGTCCCCGATTTGCGCCTGCACCTGAGTGCTTAAATCGGCCAATCCCTGATCTACTTCAGCGATAGTGGTTTTCACCGTCAAAATATCAGCGCGCACCTCACCGTTCTGGGCAAACTGGTGATCAACGGTTGAGTTGAGGTTCAGAGCATTTTGCAGAATGGCATCTATGTTGGTTTCAATGTCACTCGTCAGTCGGTCACCGTCGGCAGAGTTCAGGAAGTCATCAGCGATATCACCGAGATAATCATCGGCATTATCGTTTGCCATGCCCCTTAGCCATTCGGTATAACCCGATTCATTGCCGATTCTGTCTACAAGCTGCGCACGATACCAAAACACCTGGCCAGCCTTAAGACCTAGCTGGGTGTAGGTAGACTGTGGGTAGGAAACATCGGTAAGGAGAAGAGGGTTTGATTGGTCTGAATTTGCCGAGTATTGAATTTCCGTTTTCATAGTATCGGCAGAGTTTTCTGGAAATCCCCATTTCAGCTCAATTCCCCAGTTGATACCTGTGGCCGAAAAGCCAACTGGTTTGCCTGGCATTCCCACCTTTCCAGTCAACGTTGTAAGTACTGAGTAGCCCCACGCAGATGAGATTTCTGCAGCGTTGATCGCACGCACTCGAACAAGATAGTTACCGGCATAAATCCCCGACACATCGAATGAATTGGTTGAAGAGCGGGAAACAGACACCCAGTTTCCATCATCTTTCCGCCATTGGGCGTCGTAAGCAATCGCGCCGTCAGCTTTATCCCATGTGGCATGCAGCGTGGCCACGGACAGCCCCTGAATCACGGTCGACGTATTGCTCACGGTAATATTTGCCGGTATAGCCTGCGTTCCGGCAGGTACAACGCTTATCGGACGGTCATCAATCACAGCACCGGTGTCGATACGGGCGTATTTATCAGGATCGTGGTAAGCGGCAGTGATGGTAAATGTGTTGTCGTTATTGTCTTTTCGACCGACAACGCGATATTGCTGAACGTATAGAGATTCAGATTCAACTACCCAAACGGATTCTGCCTGCGGCACTTCCCCGAAAGCCGTCGTCACTGTAAGCACCTTACCGCTGACCGACTGGATTGTCCGGCTTTGCGATGCACCAGACGGCAGGTTTACCAACAGGCGATCACCCGCTACTGCATCAGGCACACGATCAAGACCAATGGCGCGGCCGTTCACCGAGCTGATTCGACCGCCGGTAACTTTGCCGGAAAATAACTCGTCCGCAATACCAATAATGTAGCCAGGCAAAGGGATCATGCCGTCCAGCCCAACATCGAAAGACACCAGCCGGTCTTTGTTGTTGGTCATGATCCCCCAGCGGCCTTTCCGGTTTGCTTCCGACTGGCGCGTGCAGCCAATTGCCGTGAGCTCGAGCTGATTGAAGCCGTAGCGCGCCACCAAATCCTGCTCGAAAACAGGCTCCATTGCGTCACTGTAAGCATTATCAGGGTCAGACCATGAAACCAATGCGGTCGTATAACGTGCCTTTGTGGTGCTGCTTGAGTACGTGAACAGACCGTCGATGACGTTGGCGCGGGTATAGTTGTAATCGATGTCGCGTGGCATATCCGCCAGTGCGACCAGCTGATTATTGCCCCAGTAGGTCATTCCACGGAAGATGGCCGCAAAGTCACGAAGCACATTGAACGCGCTGTTTCTGTCTTGCACGTACACATTGCAGATATAACGAGGCTCGGTTCCACTTCCCCCGCGACCGTCCGGCACCATTTGATCGCAGTATTGCGAGACGCGGTAAAGCTCCCACTTATCAATATTGTCAGCAGTAAGCCGCTGGCCGAGACCAAAGCGGTTATTAACGACAATGTCGTAAAAGATCCACGTTGGGTTATCAGTCCAGGCCCATTTAAACGTTCCATCCCATGTACCTGAATATGACCGGGTCACGGGGTCGTAAGTTGTCGGGACGCGAACCACGCGCCCTTTCGGCTCGCAGGAAATCTGAGGGATAGATCCGTTGAACTGGCTGGAGTCGAATTCGATGTAGAGCAGTGCGGTATTCGGGTACCGAAGTTTGGCATCAATCACTTCGGTATAGCTCTCGATTGTCATCTTATCGCCGATCAGCGAGCTGGTTGAATCAGCGGTCAGGCGTCGCACCCGCAGCGTCCACGTTGATGCTGACTGTGGCAGATCAATACGGCGGCTGCGCTCGTAGCCGGTAGTGGTTTTACCACTGACGGACTCCGTCAAAATATTCTGCCAGGTACCACCATCCGTCTGCAGGTCGATCGCGTACTGAACCGTATAACCGTTAATATCCCCTGAATTCGATTGCTGGTACAAAGACGGCCATTTCAAACGCACGCGGGCGGCAGAGAGCTGCGAGTTACTGAAGGTATGAGTCCACGGCTTAACCGTCGTTATTTCGGTACTGACGCTGATCTCGTTTTCGGTACCGGGAACGCCCTGAATATAAGTCTGATCCTGAGTGCCTGAGCGAAACTCCCACGCAACGCCGCTGAAGTTGCTGCTGCCGTCGGCGTTGGTGATCGCCGTACCGTCGAGAAAGATACTGGTACCATCCAGTTCGCCACCGAGTTCTCCCTCCGCCAGCGCCAGCAGAACCTTTGCTTTAGCGACTGACTGCAGATCATCTGGTGCTTCAGTGGGTGTTCTTGGGGAAGAGCTGCCGCCTTTGCGGCCTTTGATTGCGGTAGCTGTTGCCATATTGCGCCCATAAAAAAAGGCACCTCGATGGGTGCCTGATTGAGAGAGAAAGCTTACTGCTGATCTTCAGCGTAGATGCCAGCTGAGATAATCGCCCCGCCGATGCGCCGCTTGCCGTAAAGCAGCGGTACCGGATTACCTTGAGCGGTGGTATTGGTCACGCCGCCGAACGCGTAGGAGGCTTTGTTATCGGCATCCTGTTTACTCGCCAGGCCGCCAGCCTGCGGGGATAACATTTGGATGACGCCACCAGCCATCATAGCTGCGCCACTTGTAATAAAGCCTGCAGCTAATGGGCTTGCAGTCCCTGCTGATAAGTAGGTCATTACAGCACCAACTGCTATAAGCGCCGCGCCCAGTATCGTTTGAAATAAGCCAGCCTGTTTACTGCCTATTATTACTGGCAGGATACGAATAACCTCTCCGTTAACAGGAAAGGCCAGGTCGTCTTTAACGAGATTCTTTTTTCCCCGAAAAACTGCAAAAGTGATACCTCGTGCCTTACTATTATTCAGGAATCTTTCGAAATCCTTTAAAGTGCAACACAAGGCTCGTACAGCTTCGCTTGTAGTTTTCACAGATCGGTTATGAGTTTTCCCAAAAATCTTTCCTAAGGAACCACCCAGCTCTATACGTGTCATTACTTCTTGCATATTTCACCCATAAAAAAACCCACCGAAGTGGGCTTCAATTAGAATTTAATAGTCAAAGAGTGGAAGGCTCAACTGCAGCGCCATCCCCCTGTCGAGTGGTAAGCCTGAATTTTTTAATTTCACCTTGAGAAATCACTGTTGATGTTTCTCGACGATAACCTTTCTCGATATTGCACAAACCACTGCCGCCTGGATTACCAATGCCTATAACGTGCTCGCCTGGCTTGACGTAAAATATGCCTTTCTCAGCAGTATCAAACTTAGCGGCAAGCTGACCATCAATATAAAAACCTAAGTAACAGCCGCCGCCAAGAAAACCAGAATCTCGCGTTACACTTAAAACCCCAGTTGTTGCGGGCTCACCGTTACCAAAGGCAAGCATTCTGTCGGCAGGCACAGGCCGAGCTTTATCAGATGTTACCGGCGATGTTGCACACCCTGCCAGCCCGAGCGCCAGTAAAAGCGTGGCAACCCTTTCGAATGTCACCATGTATGATTTTCTCAATGTATTAAAGCCGTCATTGTGATTTTAGTAAATTATCAACAAGACCCTTTAGCTGCTTATCAGAGTACTCATGGCAATGCAATAAAGCATCTTTGCTAAGTCCCTGATAGGTGAGCTCTGCGATTTTGTAATTTTCTGGAGCAGAATTACCAGGTCTAAATGGCTTAGAAATTCCTGCGGATTGTTCGATAACCTCAGTAGAGTTATCGCCTAATCCCTTACCGAGATGACCATTTCCGCGGCACAACGCTTGTAAATAAAACTCCGGGGATTGAGCGTTTTGAGTGCTATCTTGTGCGAATGCAACTCCTTGAGTAAGGCCTGTAGCGAGCACTAATCCGAGAAATAAACAAACTTTCATTTCTGTTTCTCCATGACTTTAAAGAAAGAGTAAAAGATATCGTTCGTGCAATCATCACAGACAACTTTAGCTTTTTCCACACTTCGACATGTACGTTTGCAGCGCTAGTTGCTGTTCCTGTGATGAATCAGAACTGACTAATACCCAAGGATCTGATGATCCCCGTAAGACCCCTAATGCAGGTAGTAACCATCTTGTTTTAACCGTGACGTGTATGTAGAAAGGGCTGTAACCATTATATGCACCGAAGGAGTTTTTTGCATTAAGCTGTCCACAGACATAGCCGCTCACTCCGTCGCCTGGCATTTTTTCATCCTTGTGAAAAAAAACATCCCTGAATAACGGACTTGTTGGATCTTTAAGGTTTTGCGAAATTTCATTTTGTCCGTAAGCAATAACCTTTTCGTCACTTTCATTGCAACCGGCAAGCCCGAGCGCCAGCACTGCTATGAGTAGTTTTTTCATCATCATCCCTCCGAGTTATTGGATGAATGATAGCAGTCATACCATGAAAGGGTAGTTAAATGGCTCGGTGCAGAACAAATTTAATAATGAAGAGTTTCGTGTTCGAGTTTATATTAAGCATAAGCCTTTCGGCAATTCATTCAAATGAGAAGTAATAAAAATCCATTTGAGACTAAAGAAATAATATCTTATGCCGATACTATTCATTTTAAGGAGAACCATATGCCCATTCTAACCCCAGAAATAAAGTACTCAAAAACCATTAGTAAGCTGAAAGAAAAATATATCCCCACAGCAAGCAAGATAGCAATGCATTAAGCATTAATACTGATTGCGTCGTTCATCGCATCTTGGGTATTCGAATACGTTCAACCTTCCTCCGTTCCTGAGGGTGTAAGTGATAAAGCCGCATATTCAAACTTGCAAATCGTCGCAGGCTTTATCCTCGTCGCTATAGTATTATTGCTAGGTTATACAGTTTTCATATTCTCAAACATCGTTAAATTTAGAAAGGAAAGCATGAAGGCACTTTCAGTAATGGCTAAAGAAATGGAAAGTAATCTGCATAAAGATCATATAATACCCTAGTCAAAAAATTGCAACCCCACCTAGGTGGTGGTTGCAATTACCTGCTTTGCATTTTCATCACATCAATGGATTTCTTCTGGTAAATACTACTTTAGAAATTGCTTCTACATTCAAGAGTGAAAATATGCATCGATTATTTTTTTAAACATCGTTAAGAATCCACAAAGAAAAAACCCTCCAAGGAGGGTTAGTTGCATTTCACCGGGCGGCCTACAAAGATTATTTTACCGTACGCATCGTTAGTATTATTGATGCGAAGTACATTATTATCTCGTATAAATGCCCAATAAAGTTGTTTTCCTGTATATCCTCCGTAGGAATTTTTTGCGTTGACAAATACGCAGGTTGAATACCCATATACAAAGTTACGCTGCTGAACCATCACTTCTTTTCTAGGCGGAGTCATATCGGAGAACTTTGCAGAGTCTGGGTCTTTTAGCACATTCCTAATTGCTTCTTCTACTAACTGTTTATAGTTCTTTGGAAGGTGCCCTACATCAGCCGTTTCCAGATTGATATTTTTTACTTTCTCTGCAAATTCCTGGTCATGTTTTTTGGCCAGTTGCATTTTTTGATCATATTCAGAAGTTCCTGCCAAGCCAGTTGAGTGTGGTCCACATCCAGTCAGAACTGATGAAACAAAGAAAGCTAAAACATACTTCTTCATATTCCTACCCCAATAAGTAACAGTTCGCTACATGGTAGCAGAGGGGGGATGCAAGGCAATTCAAAATGGTCAGCACTGTTCAAATGTCAGGATGTGCAGAATTGCGATATCAAGCTAACCTCTTCTCTCTTTCTTCAAAGAGCATTCAAAATGAATAAATTTGATCGTGAGTTACAGAAAGACATACTTACAAAATGTATTGCCGTATATCCAAGTTATACGTTTTGGAAGCAATTCCCACCAGAAATCCAAGATTATGGGGATGATGTATTGTCTGCAAACATCCTTTATCTGGCTGAGCATCGGCTTATAACCATTAGAAATCAAACTAGCGATGACCCATACAGTTTCTTAGATAATATGAAGGCAACCGCCGAAGGCATTGATTTTATGCTTAATGATGGCGGTCTAAGCGCAGTATTGAAGATCCAAACCATCAAGTTCCATCGGGATGCTGTCGTTGTGCTTGAAGACCTCATAGCCCTCTCCAACATGTCCAATGCAGACAAAGAACAAGCAAAGTCTAAGCTCTCTGCATTGACAACTGAGTCGCTCAAAACTGTTGTGCAGACAATAACTACGGCAGGACTAGCCGTCCTCATGAAGTAATCTCCACAAAGAAAAAAGCCTACCTGAGCGCCAGTAGCGATAGCTATTTATCGCATGACAGTGTATCAGAACGTACATCGTGGAAAACCACATGAGAGGGTAGTGCTTGCTTGTTATGACCAGCAAAGACGCGAAGATTGCCATTCGGCCAGTAACCCGCTGACTGACCATCAACCGTCTGCAGCGAGAGGCCGTCATCTTTAAGAAAAATAATCAGTGTTTCGGTTAGCTTCATCATATAAACCTCAAGGAGATGGAATGGACGCACGAGTTTTTATGGATTATTACACGGCTATTGATGTCAATGACCTGTTTTTAAAGGCTGCAACTATTGATGATGATGTTGGCACTACCCTTAGGCTACACCTTCTTAGCGAGCGCCTCATAGAGTCGTGGATTTGCGCATGTTGCAATAACCATGGATTATTCGGGAAGGATAAGAATCGCGTGCTGGTTGAGTGCAGCGCAAAAATTGAGATGGCTATAAATCTTGGACTTCCTGAAAATTTAGGGAAGGCTTTCAAGGTTCTGAATTCTCTACGAAACGACATAGCTCACAACCCCACGAAGCATTTGATACCTGACTCTCGCATACAGAGCTTTGCTGAAAAAACGGATAATCACCTACGGCTTTCATCCGAGGCAACACTTTCCAAGCGATATGTCTCTGTTAATGACGAGCATGGCGATGAAGTCACAACAGTTACTTTGGACTCCGATAGCTCGCAAAACAGGCTGAAACTCTGCCTTATTTTTAGCGTGCTAATGCAGGAGATGATGAAATTTGTTGCAAGCAAGCATGGTAAGCGATGGGATAATGATTTTTCACAACATCAATATTCATTTACCCAAAATACAGCAGATAGCAAAAAGCCCACCTGAGTGGGCTACTTAATGTCCTTGTGGCGCGCGACTTTCATCGTCCTTTCCTGCCAATATCCACCATAAGGCACACGCTGACTCAACCGCGCGTACATGTGATGCAGCAACATATTGCCTTCCAGCAAGATCCCCGCGTGATTCCATTTCTCCGACTGGACTTGCATGATGACCAAATCCCCTGCAGCTGGCGCGCCGGAGAACTCTCGAAAACCGCATTCGTACCAGCAATCCTGATAGAAATTATCCGGATACTGTTTTTCCCACCACGGGTAATCGACGCGGTAGTCGTTCAGCTCAATGCCGTGCGTCTGCCGGAAATAGCTCATCACCAAACCCCAGCAATCCGTATGTCCCAGCACGAATGGTCGCTCGAGTAACGGCAGTTCCCCGCGCGGCAGGATGGTTCGTAAATCCCCCTCCGGCCAGCTGACGATGTGCCAGGGCAATTCAGTGGCATCACATTGGGCCTTGTCCAGCTCGCTCGGCTGCGTCGTTGCGTCTGGGTGGCTGTGGACTACGGCTATCACCGTTCCCCAGTCCTCCGCGTCAGCATAGCCCTCCGGATCGAGATGGAAATGCTCGGTCGGTTCAGAAGCCAGATTTCGGCATGGGAAGTATTTAATGACTCGCGATTTCTGCGCCAGCACGCCGCAGCACTCCCGCGGATATTCGGCCTTTGCATGAGCCATGATGGCCTGAATCAGTTTATCGTCCATAGGGTTAACTCTTCAGTAAGCTGGTGCCGGGGAAGCCGCCAAAATCGAGCTCGTTGTTCGCACCGAACCGGCATTTACAGCCTGACAGTGACCCGGGGCAAACATCCTTTGATGGGTCATCAACCGGGTTGTTGAATTTGTCGAAATAGGCGGTACCAGAATATGAACAGCCGTTACCCGTCCGGTACCAGCCATTTATCGCCCACACACAGATGGCGTGGATCTGGCGCTTGGGCAGCATTTCCCCCTGCAGGTCCATCGGACTGCTTAAGGTGAATTCGACGAGCTGATTGTTCTCCTGACTCTTACTGTCGATGTAAAAAACACTGAGTTTTTCTTGTGTTGGATCAGCCGTTGGATTGCCGCCCGTGAAATTTCTCGCATCGAGATAATGTTTCAGCGTGTCATGCACGATGACTTTCGCCTGCAGCATATCGTCGTATGCCAGACAGAGCGCTGTGATGCTGCTATTCAAATTAGCGACGGTGAGTTTGGGCTGCGCCGTTGACCCATCGGTCGAGTCTTCAAGGCCTTCAATCTGTGTCGGCCACGCCGAATACTCAAGTCCCTGCCACCAGACTGATTTCGGCAATAGCTTAGACTCATCACCGCCTGCTGCCGCAATTTCTTCCGGCGTGTGGGGCAGCGTTTCATTGTGAAAGCGCAGAATATCTGCGCCAAATGCAGATCCATCCACTTCGAACAGGCGTAACTTATCGCCCGGCTCCAGCTTCTGGACATCAGAATTCATGACCATGTGGTTACCTGCTTTCAGACCGAATAAGCCTGCTCAAATGTGAAAGAAACGCTCATCGTTGCGCCGCCCGTCGGCATCGCCTTAATCGAGTCTTTCGTTACGCGATATAGACCGGACACGCCATAGGGAGGAGTCCAGACACATGCCTTAATGACATGCGCACGAACGAAGGCGAGGATAGGTTTCATGTCCTTTTCTCTCCCCTGAAAAGTGAGCGGCCACGTCTGGGTTTCGGGGTTGATGCCATCTCCGGCAACCTGTTTATACCCGTCGCCAAACTGAGCGCTGCGCACGCGCCAGTCATAAGCCCCCTCAGGTGTTCCCTGCACGCGCCAGCTGAACGTTTCGAGTGCCATAATTTCCTCAATAAAAAACCGCCCGTAGGCGGTTAACGTGAGTTGTTTGCGTTGTAGATGAGACCACCGGGACGCAAAGCCTTCGCAATCCCATCGCGAACAGACTGGTCGATCACCTGCTGGTAAGCTTTACCAATGGAGTCACTGTTGCCCGACGTCTGCTGCTGATTGTTGCCGGTCTGAACCACAACGGACGTCTGCACAACCGTAGCGTTGGATTGACCACCGGACAGGCCAAACATACCGGCATTTCCGCCAACCAGACCGCCGTCTGCATAACCCCTCATCATGGAATACAGGTTATCGACGCCGATCCTGCTGGTCGCCTCCTTGGTCATGACGAATTCGCCGCGATGGACGATACCGGCTGGCGCTAATTTATCGCCCTCACCGGTGTAACCGCCGGAATCGAACGATAACCCGCTGTAAGCGCCCGATGAAAACGAACTGTTAGAGGTTGCCGTAGCGGTACCTGAACCGGCTGAGAATGAACTGCTGATCCATCCCATTGCCGCCTGAACGGCCTGTGCCAACAACAACTTATTGATGATATCGACGATGCTGGTCAGGAATGACTTGGCAAAATCCTTCACGTTCGCTTTGCCGGTTGTCGCCAGCGTTGTCATCATTGAGGCCATATCGCTGAGCGTGGTTTGCGCCAGCTGACCTGTTGCGGTGAATACGTCACTGGCATTCTCGCCGAACTGTGCGATCCCCTGATTCATACCAGCCAGCCAGCCTCCCTGATTGGCATCTTCCTGATCCCATCCGGAACGTAATGCCTCTTTAGCCCGGTTGTATTCATCCGTGACCTTTGACAGCGCCGCCGGGTCAGATATGCCGTCGGTCTGCTTGCGAAAAGTGTTGTCGAGCTGCGTTTGCTGATCGACGCGCCCGGCCTGCTTCGTGGTGAGCCCGAATTTTTCCTGAGTCTGGGCGTTCTTGCTGACGATAGACGTGGTGTAGTCCTGCATCTGCTTCAGCGCCTTCACCGCCTTCTCGCGCTGTACGTTCTCGCGAGACAGCTGCGCCTCAAGCTGCAGGCTGGCCGTTATTTCCCCTGCGCGCGCCAGCAGGGACTTCTGATCGGCGGTCAGAATAGTTTTGCTCTTCAGGTCGGCAATCTGCTGCGTGAACTTCGACAGCTGCTGCTCCTGGCTGGTGAGCGTGGCGCTGGCCGACACCTGATCCTTTAGGGCTGCGAGGCGCTGCTGGCTTGCCAACAATTCGCGGGTACCCGCGTCATCCTGATAGGCTTTGGTTGAGCCTTTGGGAGTCTTCGGATCTTTGAAACTGTTGTTAACATTGGTAATGAGCCGGTCTGCCTGCTCCTGCTTGATGACGCCACGCGTCAGCGCCTCATTGATGAGGTTTATCTGCTTAGTGCGTTTCTCTGCATTGCTCAGCGTCTTTTGGTCTATATCGCTGATCTGTTTCGCTAGAGATAAATTCTTCTCACGCGAATCATTTTCGGCCTTGTTCTGCGCTGCAGTCAGGTCAGCTAAAAGCATTTGCCCGCGTATCCGGGCTGCATCGGATGTTCCGGTGTCAGTATCGACGCCACCGAGCGCCAGTGTGCTCGCCCCACCGCTGGCCGCCTTCGCCCTTGCTAATGCCTCTTTTAACTGGTCATCGAGTGATTTCTGACGCCCTATGTTCAGCATCGAATCCCATGCGCCGCTGGCTGCGTCACCGAGCGCTTTCCATGCGCTTTGAAGGATGCCTAAATTGTCCGCTATCTCCTCAGACCGCTTGCTGACAACCTGCGCGTAAGTATCGATAGCAAGATTGGCAGCTTCCTGAGTTCGCCCCTGCTGCTCAAGAGCGGCGATCTGGCTGTACGTTGACGCAGTCAGGAAATGGTACTGGTCGTTCAGCTGTGTAATCGATGCGAGCGGCGATTTGCTCAGTGAGTTGAAATCTGCGATCAGAGTCGCCGTGGCTTCCCCCGTTGCGTCACTCATGCTCACAACAGCAGCCGTCACTGTCCGAAGCTGATTGGCCGTGTAATTACCCGTGGTGTTGAGCTTCGCAAGCGTGTCGGCAGAAACGGAAATCGTGGTTCCGGTTGATGCCGCAATCGACTTAGCCATCATTGAGAGATTGTTGGCCGTAGTCCCGGCGAAATTACCGGTCAGGATTAATGATTTGTTAAACTCGTCGAGTTCTTTCGCGCCCTGGTACCAGGCAATAGCCATCGTTGTCGCGGCGACCGCCAGCGCCAGCACGCCTAATTTTACCGGTGACAGGAACGACGCCAGTTTCTCAGCGTTTTCGGCGTTTTCAGATAAACCGTTCGCGCTGTCAGAGAGTGAATCACTGGCCTCATCATTCGCATCATTTAGACCGAAAAGTTTCTCCTTGATGATTTCAAAGATGTTCCCCAGCCCACCGAACGAGTCCGATATCTGGCCGCCCTGCTGCGTCAGCACAAGCCACAGCGGCATGCCGCCTGCGATCGATGTTGCTATGTCAGTAAACTGAGCCGGCAGCTGGCGCATTGCCTGCCGGTACTGACCTGCGGAAATAGCCCCGGTTTTCCATGCCCCTTCCTGCTCCCGAAGTTTGGCGATGAGAGGGGCTGCCTGCTGTGTCACGCCTAACTGAGCAGCACGGTACTCCTGAATTTCAGAAGTCGTTTTACCCTGCAGTTCAATCTGCTCACGCAAGCGTTGCAGATAATTTTCTTTTGCTGTAGCCGCAGCCTTATCTTGTTGTGCAGCCGCAGCAGCAGCTCGACCCTCTGCAGTTCGTGCTTCTGCTGCCCGTCCGAGCTCATCCCGCGTCTGCTGGATGGTGCGCGCCGCTTCCCGGAAGGTGTCACTATCAATCAACCCTTTGGCATTGAAGCGCGACAGCTGCTGCTCCATGTTGTCGAGCTTTTCGAATGCTGCCGTTACCGGATTGATCTGGGTCAGCAGGGTGCGCAGCTCCTGCTGCTGCTGGGCGGTCGCCTGAGCCGCGCCCTTCGTGCTGGCTTCGTTCTGCTTTAGCCCTTCAGTGAATTCGCGCACGCGCCGGTGCGTGTCTTCCACCTCGCGCGCGACCTCTGCCGACACTTTTGCCGCGACTTTGCCGCTGGTGCCGAAGTTATCAGCCCCCTTTGCCGCATCAGCCGCCGCGTCAGCAAATTTATCCAGCTCGTTGCTGCCGCGCTCGACGTCGGAGGTGTTGACCTTGAGCGAAATCGTTGCAATATCACCGGCCATTACGCCCCCTTGTGCATGAGTGTCAGCGCCGTTCTTTCCATTATCCGGATGTCATGCAGCGCGGTTGCTTCGTCGTCTATCCCGTGAGTACGCATCAGCCAGGGCAGGCAGTTGTAATCCAGACCGGTCGCCCCGCTCATCCCCACGCGCCACTGCGTGCTGGCCGCCTGAAAGACGTCGAAGGCAGGCCAAACGTCAGGCCAGACATCGATAATGACCTCTTCGAAGTCATCCGCAGTCAGCCCCATACCGGCCAGCTCTTCAGCAGTGGGATCTGGCTTATAGAACGCCGAGGCAACCGCTATTAGTTTTTTTCGCGATTACCCAGCAGTTCGGCGTAATACGCTTTCATGATCGCCTCACCGGCGCGCGGATAGTTATCCAGCAGGATTTCAACGTTTTCCTGATTGAACTCGTCAGGTAATGCCCAGCCTTCGGTGATTTCCAGCAGGAACTGAGAGATGTGTTTACCCTCTACCTTCTCCAGATCCGCCAGCTCTTTGATCGGGCGATGCTTAAACGTGAAGGTTACAATCCCTGGCTCGTCGCCCGGTACGGGAATAGTCACATCGGCTTTAAACGTTGGATTCGGTTTTAATTTGAATTTGGCTGCCATGGTGGACTCGGTAAATGAGTGAAGAAAAAGCCCGTTGCCGGGCTCAAATTAGTAGGTCGATCAGCTGGAAGGCTCCGACGCGGTGTCTTTGTAGAACGTCATGTCGCGAGACTGTACGGCAAAGGCTGCCTGAACGGTTTCGACGGCGTTCACGGCTGTAGTTGGCTGCGGGTCGAAGGATGGGATGCCTGACCAGTAGCGCATTTCTTTGGCCTTTGGCACGTACATGCGAAGCGGCAACGTGTCTCCACTGCGGTCACCGGCCGTCAGCACGCCATAGATTGGCAGGGTTGAATCATGCGCCAGGGTGAAGGTCTGAGTTTTGGCCGCTTTATAGGTTGCCAGGTTGCGCTGGCGATCATCGGACAGGAACTGAATCTGCACGTACTGCTGATCGCCACCGCTGGAAGAGACTTCTGTGATTTGCGGGATCTCAGTCCACTCGGTAACTTTGCGTAAAGAGCCGCCACCGGCGCCTGCCGCAAAGAAATTGGTGTCTGAGGTATTGAGCACATCGATAGTGATCGACGTCGCTGTCTGGCTTGAGACGCGGGCGACCAGATTATCGATAAGGCCCCAGCCTGAGGAGATAAGAACAGGATCGCCTACAGCCAGACCGTGACCTGTGGCGACGGTGAACACAGCGCCCTTTGCGTTTGATACTGCGGTAGCTGCCACAGCGGCAGCGAGTTTTGACCCGACGAATACAGTCGCGCCGTTAGGCAATGCAAAGCCCATGGGGATTCTCCATTAAGAGGGATTTTAAACCGCCAGCAGGCGGCGCTTACGAGATGTCAGCGCGGTAAGACATGCTGACGGGGATGGTGTAAGAGATATCGGAAGAGATGCCCGCGAAAGCACTGGGGGCGCTGTTTATATAACAAGTCAGTCCGCCGTCACTCATCTCCTGATTCTCAGGGAACAGCTTGATCAGTTGTTCGGCGATGAGACCGCCAGCCGATTTTCCGGTACCGGCGGGGGAGATAACGTTAATCTGGAAGACGCCGCGAAATACTTTGGCCTGTCGGCTGAGGTCGATAGCAGTCGTCGTCGCAGGCATAACGTGAGATTCAAGATAGATGCCATCGGGAGGACTGAACGCGATGTTGTCAAAAGCTACCTTCAACCCCTTCGCCTCTGCCCACTCGCTCAGTCGCCCCTCAAGTAGCTGCGTTATGGCCTGTTGGCTCACGGCCTCACCTCCTGCACCGAATCAGTAAAGAAGCGCTGAAACTCTTCAGCAGTGATCCGCACCATGCCCCCCGGCGCCTGCTTCGAATGTCCGAACTCCAACAGATACGCATACGGTACGTTGTTGCAGAAGTAGATGGATTTGGTACCCACCTTAAACGACGCCATGACCAGCCCGCCGGCTGCTTTTGTCGCCCCACCATTTTTATCGATAACGCCCGTTTCTCCTGTTGCTGGTGCATCCAGTGAAACCTGCCAGTTACCCCGAAAACGGCCGCCGGTATAACCGGGCGGGGCTTTCACATCCATGCCGTCACTGACCAGTGCCTTGCGCTTCAGGCGTCCGGTTTTAGTCAGGTTGGCAGAATCGGATTTCAGGGCTTCGTTATGGTCGAAAACCTCTTTGTTGTAGGCCACTGCAGTCTGGTTAACCGCCCACACTTCGGGGTTTCCCACCGGGGACATATCAACAAGACGGGCGAGGATTTTGATACCGGTAGCGCGGATCACTTCTTCCTGATTGGATTTGGCTGTCGCAACGAAGGCGTTGATCGAGGCTATGAACGAATCGTTATCAGCCATCGTTACGCCCTCAGCTGTGCTTTATAGCAAATCAGCGTCGCCGCCGGTTTTACTGGCCCCGGCAACACGACGCGGTACTTTTTGCCGTCCACCTCGATCCGGTCATCAGTCCTAATTTCGACGGCATACGTCGCCGTCAGTTTGACGTCACCATTCTGGATCCGCGTCCCATCGATTTCACCCGGCGCATAAGCCGTAATGACCCCGACCGGTGTCACCGTTTCAATCGGTGTGGCGACTTCTTTGCCTGCCACCATTTTTACGGATCCGCCACGCGTAAGCAGATATTGCTGGCCGTTCTCGGTCAGCAACCGCGTTGCGGTCGTGCGCATTCGCAGATAGTTGATTGCCATATTATCCTCGAACCACCTGAACCTGTGAGCTGCTCGTCACCATTCCACGCAGCAAGCCGTTCAGCCAGGTGAATGAAGGCGCATCGGTTGATGAACCCTCTGCATAAGAGACGCTGACCGCGCCGGTTACAATTTCTTGTGTCACCTGTCCGCCTCCGGAAAATGAAGGTTGCAGATCAGTTTCCTGTGCTTCTACGGCTAACCGGCATTGGGCCTGGATGAGTTGTTTCGGAATAGACTTCATCGGCATTGCATAGCCATCTACGACAACACAGCTGCGAGGCCAGGCCAGTGGTTGAGAAGGAACTGAACGGGTACCCTTCCACTTCAACGCTTCGAGGTAATCCATAGCCTGAACGAGTAACTGCTCGCATTCGGCGACGTCATCCGGCACGGCGTAACCTCGCATTAAGGCCAGTTTACGCATGTCCGCGACGCTGGCGTAACTTTCAAAGTCAGGCGAATCCGGATCTGTTATCAGCATCTCTCAGCTCCTTACTCGGATTCCGCAACGCGCCAGCCTTGATCCAGCCAACGGGTAACTTCATCGGCGTGAACATCTGCCAATACAGGACCATTTGTATGCTCTGGCTCATAGCGGAACATCGCAACGCTCGTTACATCAGCTTCAGCCGCGTTTTTTGCAGCACGCTGCTCTTTGGTTAATCCAGCCATAGCGGCCTCCAATAAATAAGGGGCCTAAGCCCCTTCAAATGACGGTTAACCCAGAACAATTACTGAGTGCGCAGGTTTAATTGACGCAACCCCCCACGCCAAACCGACCTCGTAACGCACCTGGCGATACTGACGGTAGAGAGCTATTTGGAAGGTAATCCCTGATACAGGATCTGTCACATTCATAACGTCATCCGCTGTGTCGCCGCCGTCCGGCATGGCAGGTGTGCGCGACGCCAGCAGGAATGCGTTACGGTCGAATGCCATGTTGGCGGTAAAGGCGCCGCCGATGGTGATCGCCGCATTATCAGCAAGGTCCTGACGTAGCCCCGGAGCTGCCAGTGTGATGGTTGTCGCAGTAGCAGCCGCAATAACATATTGATGCTCATCGCCTTCAAAAGTGACGAGCTTACCCGCAGTAATGGCCCCGGTACCGCTATCGACCGCAATGATGATGTCGCCTTCTGATTTGGCTCCGTTCACGAGGTAACCGCTACCCGCGCCAGCTGCAACTCGTTTGACGCCTGCTGATTCGTGGATATTGAAGCCTTCAACACGGCCAAGAATGCCTTCACGCAGCAACTGATCGGTTCCCGCTTCATTGGCTTTAAACAGCACTGACTGTTTGCCGCGAAGATTCGAAATCGCAGATGAACCCAACACCATTTGCAGATCGGTCGTTGGGGAACCGTTGTCTGACAAAACCTGCCGTGCGTTGGCGAAATCAGAGAAATCTTCCTTCACCCCAAACGGCGCGGTACCCGCGGTGCCGACAGCGCGGGAAGAACCGTAATAAAGCGCGCCCAGATCGCCATCAACCTCATTCGCCAAAGCGCGGAAGGCCTGTTTAAACTGATCTGCGAGAATGGTGTTATAGGTACCGGAAGGACCAATCGCCAGCTGCTCCTCACCGTTCCATTTAACCGGCGCCATTTTGGATTTGGTGATCTTAACGTCCACCGAACCAATATCCTGATCACCGTCGTTTGGTGCAGTTGGGCCAGGAATGATATCGGTGGTCGTGGCCACTGGCGCGACGGGTGCCAGCACTGACTGGCCTTTAGCAGCGGCATCGGCTTTGGTATTGCGTGCAACGGCCGGAATAAAACCGACCTGTTCGCGGGATACCACGTCCAGCGCGGTGTAAATAGTAGGGATCAGGCCAGTTAAGGTATTAGACATGTGTTACTCCGAAATTAATCTACGATGCTCACGCCGTCTTTGAGCGCAGCTTGCTTGCCGGTATGATCCAGCGAGTCAAACGCATCGCGTTTCATGGTTTTTTGACCAGCCTGGTGCTGTGACTGCTGAGAGCCACCACCGCTGGCGCCGGATGATTTAAGGATGTGGTCTTTTTGCGGGTACTGCTCGACCAGGAACTCCAGCGCTTCGTCAAAGTCGGCCAGATCGCCGGGCTTGGTGCGTGAGTACACTTTGTTGCCGGATGGGTCATAGGCAACCACCTTGCCGTCCTCGATCTTGAAAGCCTGACCAAAGCGGGCCTGAACAAAATCAGCGGGGATAGCGACTTTATCTTTGATGAAAGACGAACCGTTGAAACGACCGCCGATCATTTCCTGATAGAGCTGCTGCTCCAGCTTGCTGCTCTTGCCGTTTGCTTCATCGAGCTGCGTCTGGAATGACTTAGTGATCTCAGCCTTCACCTGATCTACTGCACCCGCATCAATCAGCCTCTTCTGGTCGATTTTGGTCATCAGTTGGATGGCTTCGAGCGCCTTCGTCGGGTCTTCGATGCCTGAGAACTTCGCAAGCTGGGCTTCCGCCGCTTCTTTGCCTTCACGGTGAGATTTAGCCTCGCCGTTTAGGGCAGTAATTTTGCTCAGTGCGGCTGGTGCATCGAACGGGATTTCTTTGCCATCATCGTGGATGAATACCGGCATTCCGTTTTCAACGACAACCTTTCCGTCAGCATCTAATTTCAATTTCATGGTTTTTCTCCAGGCCTTCCGGCCATAATCAAAAGGTCATCCGACCCGACGCCGCATCGCATCCGCTAAACGGCAGGCATAAAAAAGGCCGCCCTAAGGCAGCCTCATATAAATATTTCAAATGCCTAAAAACCGGCTTTCTCAAACGCGGCGGCATCGATTTCTTTCAGCTTATTTAGCGTGATCCACTCCCCCTTATCAGAGAAGAAATCCGGCACCTTCATACCACCGTTCTGTAGAAGTCTGGCGCGAGTATCACCCAGCACCTGAACCTGCCGGTATAGAGATTGCTGACTGAGCCATTCGCTGTACGTGGTCTGCGCCGCAACCTGCCCGTCCATGCTGGCGCGGGTTCCCGCATCCATTTCATCTACATCGATGCCGAGTTCACGCCATGATTTCGTTACCAGCGTTTCGGTCGAGCGACAGCAAAAGTGGATGCGACCGGGTCCCTGCAGGTAAGGGACCTTGTGACCGATAGGTTTGTTATCCAGCGTGTACCTTAGGCGGTCGCGAATGATGCAGGCCGGCGTGGTTTTGTTATCCAGTGTCGATAACCAGTCTTTACAGTCCACGATGTCGCTGTTGTGCTCTGCGAACTGGTTTCGTGCTGTAGCCGCGAGGTGGCTGATCGCCGTCTTAGTGATGCTGGTTGCATTAGCCCGGCTCACCTGGATAGCGCCATCCTGAAAGTTATTTGTCGCCGTGCCGCGAACATTCCGCGCTATCTGTTCGGTAGGCTTACCGGTGAGATAACCTACCCGCACAGCGTTGGTGATCCGAGCCAGCCGATCGTTCTCCAGATTGGTCGCCCACTCGCTAAGCAAACGGCCTTGAAATGGTTGGGCCATTGTTGCGGCATACACCTGATCTGCAGTGATAGCCGCCAACGGGAAACGATGTTTAACAGGCGCGGGCATGATTGCATCAAACAAGCTGAGCTGATAACCAGCCTCATGATCTGCGAAGCTCTGCAGCTCATCCGCGAGAGTGGAGAAAGTTGCCTGAATGGCTGTCTGGTTTATTTGCCGAACGCTGCCCAGCAATCCCTCCAGCTGGCGCACGGTGAAACTATTCGGCGCCAGCCCATCCATAGCAACCAATAACCGTGCGGTTAACTCAGCATCACTCTCGTTAAGGATTTTCACCATACGTTTCGAGACGCCGGCGGAATAACGGCTTACAAACAGCGCATGGCTGATCGCCTCATCACGTAACTGCTCATTGATCGTTGCCATTCGAACCGCCTGCCATGTTCGGCGCCAGATTGTTCAGCTCATCGATCACCAACTCGGGCTTAGCATCCGGATCAATTATGCGCAGGCTCTGCAGAGCACGTACTGCGTCAATCGGTCGGATATCGCCCCCCTGACGCAATGACTGAATAGCCATCGCCGCAGGTGCGTTAATCGTCTGCTCCGCCGCTTCAAGCTCTGTCCGTACATCGACGTTTCCGCCTTCTGGCAATCCAAGCCAGTCGGCCATGATTTGCAGCACATTATCCAGCGCATCCTCGAGCGAGTTCGCCATGGTATAAAGCGGCGAATGCTCCTGCATGCGTTCTTCGTTGGTCTGATCGACGGATTTAGTGGAGGTGTTTTCAGCTCGCAGCAACTTCGCGCCAGCCTGCCGCATCTGCTGCTCTAAATCCTCGATTGAAGTTTTTCCGGCTCCAATCGCATTGCCGGTATGCTCGGTATATTCGATACCCTGACGAGAGCGGTCATCGAATCGGGTCGCCGTAGATGCTCCGATAGTCAGCTCCTGTCCTTCGGCGAGACCGTAAACGCTCAGGATAGGCACCCGCGCGACATGCAGAATGTTGTCCTGCTCGCTCTGGCTCTGCCAATGCTTGATATTCAACATGGCAAGGTTCAGTAACGGCGGGCTACCGCACATGAAACCGGTGCGCTTGGTGTAGAGGGTAACGAGAGTGATATCGCGTCTTGAGGTGTTCCACTCCTCATGTACAGACCAAACTGAAGCGCCATCATTTCCAGTGGACTTGCGATAGATTTGCACTTTGCCGGGCGTCATGTAGCGGATCTGCTCGACCTTCTTCTGACTGAAGTCATCGCCTTTTTCGACGATAATTTCCTTTATTCGGAGTTCTGTTAAAACCACTGAGCCATTCTGGACTTTCGAGTCCCACCCGATCACCTGACGAGGATTAATCAGTGTCACATACGGCCGTGCGCCGGACAGCTTCTCCTGCGCTTTTGTCTTGACGGTTTCAGCATCAACGCGCGGATAATCCACCAGCGCATGCGACAGACCGTATTGGGAAGCCATCCGGAAGAATTCCTGCGCCCAAACCTCCAGCCGATTACCGGCCATATCTACGTTTTTGCAGATTTCAACGATTTGGTCCGGCGTTTCGTCACTAAGCTTCACCGGCTCTGCAAATACACGGCCATTGTTCTGGCTTATTGTCTCTTCGTACGCAGGCAGCAGAGTTGCCGCGCCCAGCCGTTTCTTATAGGCGTCGATCTCTTCGTTCGGCCAGCGCGGCAAATAGCTTTCACCCAGCTGGCGCATGTAAAGCGTTCCGCCCATAAGGGCATCATTGATGTCCCACGCCTCGACCATGTTCCCATAGTCGAGATTGGGTGTTGAGATATCTGGCATGGTTTACATCCGTAGTGGGGTGGCTCTGCCCTGCGGCTTGATTATGGGGAAATCTTTCACGATGAAATAACCGCCGGCATCGTTTGGGTGGTCGTTATCCGCCTTCTTGTCCGGCTCGCCGTTCTTATCCCATACCTGTTGCTCCAGGCTCTCTGTATAGACAGGGCAGCGCTGAACATTCACCAGGTAGCGGCGTTCACCCAATGCATTACAGAACATGGCGTTCATCGAGTTGATGCGGTCTTTAACCGGCGGGTTGGATGGGTTAACCAACACGCTGAATCCGGCCTGCTTCAGCTGCGCTATATCGGTCGCGCTGGCATTGTTTGATTTGCGGCTGTCCCCGGAGGCGTCGGGATAAATATAAATCTGGCGGCTTGCAACATACCGGCCGCCTTCGTAGCGCCAGAATTCCTCCTGAATACGCTTAATCATCGCGGGGGTGTCGTAGACCTTTGTAAGTTCACGAACAGCGCGCGGCAGTCCATCACGTTTGACATGAACGATGGCGGCCATCTTGCCTACGTTGAAGTCCATACCTATAAACAGCGGCTCACCCGGCTGCTCTTCATCTGCGCAGTTGTTCTTCTGTCGATTGAACTGATGGTAAATAGTGCCGCTTGCCAGGTTGGTGAACTGGCCGCGTAGGTAAGCTTTGATCAGCTCTTCCGGATACGAACCCAGCAGCGAAGAAATGTAGTCCGGCGGCAAGTTCTTCGCATTGTCGAATGTACTGGCCTGCGTCAGTCCGTACAACGTGGACAGTTCCGGCTTATCGCGCACCGCCTTCACGAACTGCTGATAAACGAACTTGAAGCCCTCGGGCGTCGTCGTCACATCAATGCCGTTTCGCAGATTGGGCACGTTATAACGCATACGAGCAATGATTTTACGCCACGCCTGCTGAGCTTTAGCCGCTGGCATGACGTCCAATTCATCCACCAAAGCGTTGCCAATCTTGAAACCGACTATCGTGGCCGGCTTTTCCATTGAGCGGCAAATGGTGGTGCCGCGATAAATCCGGCCTTCGTAGAAGTGAACCTCTTTGTTGCTCTCATTGATCTTGACGTTCAGACCCCAGTCGAAAGCCACCTCTTCTACCGTCGGATAAAAAATGTCGCGGATCTGAGGGTAAGTCGGCGCGAAATATCCCTGGTTGATTTTTGGGAATTCCCAAAAGCCTTTACAAATGCCACCGCAGCCTACCCACGTTTTGCCGCTGCCGAACCCTGCAACGTATGCTTTGAACTTATGCGGCATTGCGAGAAAGCGCGCCTGAGGGATGTTAAGCGTCGGACTGATCGCCATCTTTAACCCTCGCGTCTACAGCATTAATGATAATTTGAACCGGTGTTGGCTCAGTTCCTTCGTTCTTCTCATCCTGACGTGCACGCTGGTTCTCGATCCGCCTGGCCTCGATATTCAGCTCCTGCAGTTGCTTCGCCGCGGGGCTATCAAACAGGCCGAGATGCTTCGCAACGTTCTCCAACATGCGGCCACGATCGGCAATTAGCACCTGAACGCCGTCTTTCGTCACCTTCACGCCGTCATAAGCCATGCGCGCAGCCGGTGAAAGCCGACGTGAGTCATGGATGTGAACAGCGCCAGTCCCGTCACCGTTACATTGAGGGCATTCGGGATGCGGCGGACGCTTCTCACGAAACCCAAAGCCACCGGCAACATCGGGCTCCGGCTTTTTATCGATGAGGGCCTGATCGCGAGCTCTGCCGAACTCCTCTTCAGTCCACTGATAACCGTGAAGTTTTCCCCAGCAGTAACGACAGCAATACCGGCGATATTCCACCAGTTCGTTCACGTCGACCGTCGCTATGTTCCACATCCGGGCAACGATTTGGTCGGCGGTTATCAGCTGGCGCTCAGCGATTGCGCGCAATTGGCGATTGATGGCCTGCGCAATATGATCTTTCCTGATCAGTTGCGGGCCGGTCGACGAGTCGGAATAGCCAGCGCGTAAAGCAGCTTGAGAAGCGTTTTTATCTTTAATATATTCAATGACAAAGGAGGCTTGCATCGGTGTGAAGCCGTCGTCGTCAATCAGTTCGTCTATGCTCGACACAACGGCTTCGCTGCGCACTTTGCGCATTTTCTTCTGCGCAGGTTGCGCATTTTTTTGCGCATCTGTAGCGGATGGTTTTTTGACGTAGCGGCGCGCCGTGGCGTAGTTGATGCCCTTCGCCTCACACCAGTCTTTGGGGGATATGTTCGTTATGGCATGGTCGGCGAGGAACTGTTTCTGAATGGCCCCCCAATCCGGTTTTGCCATGATTACTCCATAAAAAAACCGCCCTAAGGCGGTTAACGCTGTTTATTCTTTTGTCGGATGATGAATTTCAACCTTTGAATCTCCATTTCGAGCTCATTAATTGCATCCAGCGCAACTTCAATTACTGAGTTAATAGGTTTGCCTTTATAAAGATCTCTTGAATTCAACTTTCCATGTGAGGCTTCCAATAATATGGAATATGCATCCTTTTCTGCCATTCATTCCCCTGCAACAAATTTTCAGATTACTTTAAGTTTAGTAGGAAGTCGTAAGTTTGAAGCTGCAAAAAGTCTTAAAATGATAATCAGTACTTGTTTACAAATTTATCTATGTAAGCCTGTAGATACTGAATCACTTCGTCATCTTTAATGGCGCTGGCTCGTAGATCGAGAATAGCCCGTCCACCAGCGCCAGAGAGTTCGACTTGTGCTGCATCGCCCAGGCTGCAGGCGCCGGAAGTTGTGTTCCGGATGAGCTGGCTGGTGGCAAGGTTTGCTGCTGCGATCCGCACCCGGCGAGTGCCAGCAGCGACATCAGCGCGCAGCCTGTCATTCTTGGCCTGTTCATCGGCTAATTCCTTCGTGTGTTTGGCATCCAGCGCCGCCAGTGCGGTTTGTGCTCCTTCGGTGCGTTTCTTCTGGTTGGTTAGGTCAATCACGGCCTGATCGTTTTGTTTCTTCAGCGCGGCGGTGTGGGATTCTTTCAGTTTGGAAACGTTAGCGTCCCAGCGCAGCCCTTGAACCCACCAGGTAAGAGCAGCGCCAACCACTAAAGCCAGCACAATCGGTAAATTGTTATTCAT